ATACCGGTGGTAGCGTTATAGTAAATACCTGTTACGCTGTCCTGTAACCTCCATAAAGTGGCTACATTTAAAGCAACTCCCAATGTTACGCCCAAATCAGCGCCCACACATCCCGCAGTGCCTTTTACCAATGAAACACCGGCCGCACGTGCACCGCCTGAAAATAAAGTTATATTTTGCAATCCTACAACTTCAGTTAACAAACCGCTTTGCATTTGCACACCTCCGAAGTTATCAAATGAATTACCAGCAAAAGAAAAGTTTTGCATGTAGATGGTGTTTTTAGCACCGTCATTGATTTTTATCGGCTCCTGGTAAACCTGGTATTGCGGAATCCCGCCAAATGTTACGATGCCTGTTGTTGAAACGTTATATTGGCCTATTACCAGGTAATTTGCATCAACAAAAAATACGTCAACATTCATACCGTTAAACTGGCGAAGCGATTTCGAAAGGCAAAAGCCCCCCTTTATAATGCGGAATGCCCATTTAAATGTACCATCGCGCACGATCAATTCAGGGCCGTAACCCAACTTTTCACTTATGGCAGATTCGGAACCGTCTTTTATTTCGCCGAAGTTAGCAATAGGGAAAACCCTGTTAGCTAATGGCGCCACAGTTCCGGCACCCAAAGCGGTTAAAAATGCCGTCTGCGATGCCGTGTTTGATTGCGAAAATGACGTTCCCGCAGGAACGATAAAAGCGCCGATGATATTTTTAAAATCGACGTAACATGAGCCAACACCGGTATTTGATCCGATAAGGGTACATGGGAATGAGTTTAGTGCGTTCATATCTTTTTTTAATTACACTCGTTTTTTAATTCAATGTTTAACATCATGTTTTTTATTTCGACAACGTCCAGCCAATCCCCAAATGGATTTGCATCTTTGCCGTCATCGAAAAAAGGCCAATCCGTTTTTTTATGCTTTACTCTTCCTGCGTATGTATTAACATTTGGGTCGTCATAAATTTGGTTCATCAATTCGTCGTAAATCGGGTAAAGAACAGGAATAAAATTAACCGCATATCTTTTATCAGTTAACCAGGTTGGATCGGATTGCCTCCCTATAATCATCCTGATATTTTCCACCGCATCCATACTCGGGTCGCCTCCCTTATCTTCTACAAATGGCTGATATAATGCGACAATAGGATATTTTGCCTGTGCCTTACTTGTGCCGTTCCATCCCTGCAATGTCCTGATAATCTCTTTTGGTGGCCCGTACATAAAGTTTACGCCAACAATAGTATTATCATAAGCTGAAAGTTGAGGGGTAAGTTTTGCACTCACACGCCCCACAATGTCACTCATAATATTTACTATTACCTGACTGCTCATAACCTTGATAGTGGTTTAAAAACGTCAGGTATTTCATAATTGCGCCACCACATATCCCACACATTAGAATAGAAAATATTGATATTCCAATTCCATTGTGGGCTTCCCCAAATAACTGAAAACGGGTAATACCAACGTGGCAAACAATATTCCGGATAGGTGTCGGCGTTACATCCCAAAAACTTCAAAACTTTCCAATTCGTTGTGTACATCTCAAACCATGCACGGCACATTTTATCGCCAGGGGAAACACTATTTGAATTTGTATTTTTACTCCTTCCGGTGCCTGTACCCATGTTTTGAACAGCTTCTTTACGCAGCCAGTAGTAATAGATGTAATCAGCGATGGCTAATTTAAAATCAGGTAGTTCTAATATCGCAGTCCATCTCGCATCGACCGGATCAGCCGCAATCCCTGCGGTGAATAACGCAGCAAACGAATCTCCAAAAAGCGTGTTCAGAAAACGAGGTTCATATTTATTTATCATCCTCTGAACACTTTCATTTGATGGGGTAACAACCGCCTGCGGTATGTCAATCTCATCAACGAAATCCGTTAACTGCGTTATCATTTATTTTCCTACTGTTGACAACAGTTTACCAGCTATACTAATTACCTCGGTGCCGCTTCCCGTTAAGTTAATCCTATAATAGGGAAACGGCGCACCTAACACAACCCAATGATAAACCTGGGATGAAACGTTAGTCAACGTAAATGTTGCTGTTTGCGCCCCCTGTAGTTGCGACGCGGCGATAGTTGAATAATTTACGCCGTCTATCGATCCTTGTAGAATAACTGTCCCTGCACCTGTTCCACTTATCAGCGTAGCAACGGCGCTTATTGTTACCGTTTGCTTTGGCCCTGTTACAGGTGTTGACAATGGAAGCGTCATGTATTTTGAACCGGTATTCGTTACAGTATCAACAGTTGGTATTAAGGCCGCTGCATTGCTGCTTATTAAAGCCTTTTGGGCAAACGCGCTCATGCCGAGTGCGAAAACCATAAATGATAGTATTACTAACTTTTTCATGTTACTTTTCGATTTTTGAGATTTTACCCAAACCTTTTTTCTCCAAACATTCGGCATGCAGGATATGAAGTTTATGGGTTGACCCCTCCTTCATAAACTTTTCACCTTTAAAGTCTTTTGGGTATTCAACTTTAAAGTTTACCACATTCCCGGAGGTGTTAGGAAGTGGGTCGTTTCCAGGGTTACTTTTATCGACCAATTGATCGTTACTCATCCTGTAAACCTTTTCATCTTTGCCGGGCTTAACCGTTGCTGTGCTTGACATACTTATTTATTTTAATGGTGATTAATTATGCTGCTGCAATAGCGGCTTTTACTGTCCCAAAATTGAAATAGATAAAGCCCGGCTTTTTCGCCTGCGATATGTGATTGAAGAAATACTGCTCAACCAACAATGTGTATTGATTGGCTTCAAAATCGCCGGTTGAGTAACCCATGCGTACAATCAACTCACCGCGCAAATCAACATTGTAAATCGAGCCATCGCCAACAAATGCATAGCCTATAGCGACACGTGGATCGGTGATGATTGCGCCAAACTCGTAAGTTTTACCATCTGCACCTGTTAAAGGCGACATTTGGTAACGGCCTTGCAAGTCCTTTGTAAGCCTCATGGCCCATGCATCAGCCGGGTTGATAACCAAAACATTTGGCTCGTAAAAGAATGATTGCAGTTGGCAGATAGCGGCACCAATAGCGGCGTAATCATCAGGGTTGCTAATTGCGCCGTTAAGGCCAGTATAAGCAAATGGCGAAGCCTGTGAAATCATGTCGGTAAGTATCAGTGCATTCATTTCGTTAAGGCAATCAATATTCATCAATTGCTTAATGGTCGAAACCAGGCGCGGATAATCTTTATCAAACTCTTCTGTTATAATTACACGGCCTGCGGCTTTGCGGTAATCAGTAGAAGTACGGTTAAACACATACTCGATCAATACTTTGGTTGCGCCTTCAGCTGTAACGGCAAAATCACCAGTGCGCGGTACTTCATCAAACCAAACTAATGCGGGTGCATCTGTTTGGCCTACGGTCACAAACTCAAGGATAAAAGGTTTCCCCCTGCGGATAGTGTAAACAGGTGCATTTTCATTGCCAACCAACTGGTTAGTTAATGAAGTACTGGAGTTTGTTACGCCGCCTGTACGGGTTTCCGGGCCGGCCACTTTCATTGTGAAAGTAACGTTGCCGCTTTTTTTCTTTTTGTTTTCCTTTAGCTGATCCTGTATGGTTGGGCTGTCAAGTTCTTTCTTGAAGTCTTCCCATGTAGTTGAACCGCCAAGTCCTTTGCCGATTTGCTCAAGCAATTCATTTATTTTATTGCCTTGTTCAACTAAAGCCGCCTTTACTGTACCTGGTTTAGAAGCGTCAAATTCTCCTAATATTTCAGCGTATTTACCAGTTTCTTCCCTGATAATGTTTTCTACCTGCTCTTTACTTAACCCTTCGGGCACGTTTTCAAGCATGGTATTTAATTTAACGGCAAATTCAAGTGTTTCGCCTGTTAATCCGTCCAATTTTAATTTCATGTTTTGCTTTTAAAAAATGCTTAATAATTTATTCACACTAAACTTTGGGCTGGAATCCTCCGGGCTTACTTGCTCTTTTTGCTTTTGACCTGCATCAGCGGGGTCGGTGTATAATATTGGGGTTGCATCATTGGCTCCAAACAGAACCGCGCTCCCTTCTTTTACTATTTTTGCTTCTGCTATTGCCCAAAAATATCCGGCGTCTTCAGCATCTTGCTTATTGGCTATTATCGCCAGGTACTTATCAAAATTTGCTTTTTCCTGCTTGTAATCTTCGCTGCTGTCATCAATACAAAGTATCATTGAGATATACCCCATCCTGACACTGTTTTGAATATCCTGCTTTGTTACTATAGCACTTAAAGCATCTTTATTTGTGGCTTCGGTTAACTTAGCCTTATAAATTAAGGCTTGTGTTTTACCAGTATAATCAAGGCCTAATTCAGACCATTTTAACGTTTGTACGCTGGCCTCAACATCGTTAGGATAAGCTATAACACTGCCTAATTTTAGTTCATGGTTGATGACATAATACAGTTTACCTTTTTGGTCTTTTAGACTGTTATCCCAAATGCCATCTAAATGAACATCGCCACAACTGTCATAGTAATTTGTTGTATTAATTACCGCATAAACATATGAGCCAATTCCTACAACTTCACCCTCTACAGGTGCGCCTTTTTCAACCTCCGTTGATTTGATAACATATGATACAGGGTCGGAATTTTTAATGCTTGCTTTTTTTAATCCGATGATCTTTTCTTTGTTGATTTTCAACGCTGAAAACATTTCAGATTTGTCCGCAAATTCTTTGTTTAATTCCTTGCAAAATATCATTTCTTAACCTCCTGGTTTAAAGCTTTAAGCTTTTCGTTAATGGATGCTTTTATCGCCGGGTTAGCCACCTTATTTTTTAAGGTTTTTAACTTTTCTTCCTGCTCTTTTGAAACGTCCTTTTGCATATTGGGTATAAAAATAATAGTAGTTTTTTGCTATTTGTTTATATGGAAATAAACGCTAATTTTACATACATGATAGACGTAAAAAAGGAATTGCAAGTCCGTGCAAAAGCGTTAAAAATGTCGCGCATAAATTGTGAGTTATCGCAATCGCAATTATCTCAATTATCTGGTATTTGTGAGAAGACTATTAGCAGGATGGAACGCGGTTTATCGTTTTGGAGAATTGATACCGAATTGATTTTAATGAAGGTTATTAACGAACAATTAAACGCTGCGTAATGTCGACATCTGATAAAATAGAAAACCTTCTTGAACTAACTGCTGATTTATGGAACGAATGGTTAAAAATCCCAGAACATGAAAAACATCCGTCTGACAATTCTGAAATGTGTACAGACATTCACCATATTCAAAATAGATTAATGGCATTACAAAACCGTAAACATAAATGAACACCGAACTTAAACACTACATCGAAACCCAAATACTACCAAACGCAGGAATAGTTGAAGATGGAGCAGAACCGTTTACCGATTTGAAAGAGTTTATACACTGGATGCAGGCTGTTTTGCGCCGTCAAATGGAAATAACCACCGATTCATTAATGGAGTACTTAATGACGGATTCCGGCCCTTTAATCCAAAAAAAGCGTAATTTTTATCTTTATTACAAAGAATTTGATAATTTGGCGTTACCATTGCAGGGCACCGAAGCCCAGGGAAACTTTCACAAGATGCTTATTGCGGTTATTGTTTTACCGTGTGATATGCTTAATGATGGTGAATTTTACTTTTTAACAGATGATGAGTTCGAGATTTTAAAAGCGGTTGAAAATGATAACGCCTGAATTACTGGCTAAATGGATAATAGATAACTGTGAAATTCAAAATGAAGATCCATTATCAAAATATATTTATTCAAAGAAAGGTAATGTAACTATTTATCATATCCCAAATTCGGTTTTTATGAATTTTGATATACCTCAAATAAAAAAACATTACTCTCATTTTTCATGGCAAACTGATTCAAGATGGAATTATTATGAAGTTTGCACCGAATTAAGGGATTTAAAACAATTGAAAAATGGATAAACCAAAAATAACAGTATATAGCAGTGAGGGCAAATTCATTTACGTTTGTCCTTTGGTTGATGAAAAATACCGTTATCCTATTCGTACCTTAGAAGGCATTTTTAATATATTAAAAATTCTTTGGATGTTAGAAAAGGATGAGCGCGGTATGTATATACATGCTACTAATTACCCGTTATATGATACACAATTAAATTAAAATGGGAACTAACGAAAACAAACCCAAAGTCACAACCCGCCAGGGATCAGTAACACAAGTCGGCCCTGATCCTATATTTCACCTTGACGGCAAAAAGAATAAAGTAAAAGTTATTAAAATAAAACGCGGCAAATAACTATGCCGCAGCTGCAGCCGGTAAAACCCCATCAGTTTCTGGCTTAACATCCCCGGCCTGTACGCTTGTATCCCCAAAAGACCAACCTTCGTTAATCAATTCATAATAATATTTATCCCCTTTGCCATCGGTGCGTAAAGGCATCTCCAAAACGGTTAGCCATTGGTCAAGCGTTATAACATTATTTTTAAACTCTTTCTCCAGCGCTATGTCGTTAGATTTACGCGCGTCAGCCGTTTCCTTAGCTTCTGCCTGCAACGCTGATGCATGGGCAAATGAACCAAAATAACGCAAGTTATTACCCTGTCCCATTAATGCGTTGCTTAACTGCTCAAGCCTGCTCTCGCTTTCGGGTATTATGGTTCCAGTATAAAGCATCTTTTCGGCTTTTTCCTTATTGGCGAAGGTGGTATCTTTTGACCTTGCCATTAATTCGGGATAATAACCGTAAGCGTCACAAAGCATATTGACACTGTTTTGTATGGTTTCCGGTAATTGCAATTCAGTCATTGGGCTACCTATCTGCTGATAGCTTAAATTGGCCTCTGTAATGATTACCTGGTATTCCTGACCTGTTATTCCATAACGCCTAAAATCTTTCTGTACGGCGTCTTTCTCGCCGTCTGGAAGCGGTATATGACCAACGCTGTCTTTAGCCTGATTGCTTAGTATTCCTGTAGGGCCTTTGTTTACAATCAGTGAGTTTGTCCCTTTTAATGCAGCAACAATGTTTGACACTGGATACTCTAATGATCTTAAACGGCTATCAGGTATACAAAGATTGATATCCATATCAGTGCCGAATCCGTCATCAAATATAAGTTTAAGGTTTTCGGATGGTAAAAATATATTACCTGTTGACCATTGCATTGTATAGCCTTTAAAAATACCTTCTACCGTTGTTTGCTGTAGCCAAAAACCTGTAAACTGAACATTAAAAAGCCATGGGGGTATGTTCCAAATTGCTGTAACTTCTGCCGGCATACCGAAAGGCCTGATTATAAAAACAGGGCAATAGCCAAATATGTCAAGATATGTATTATGCTGCGCCAAAAATTGTTTTTGCGTTTGAAGGGGGTTAGGCCGCTTTAGTATTTGCCGGAATGCGGCAGCTTGCGGCCCTGTCGCCGGTTTTTCAGTATTGGTGTTTATTACATCTATATGTGCAACGTTAAACGCTTTAGCGCGCTTAGAAACGATAGATTTAAGCGGTGCACATTCATTGTACGCCCGTAGATGGTTTAATTCGTTATCAAGCCCGTAAAGCAGGTTAAACCCGCTGAATATACCACCCCTGTAATTACCCGGGTTTAATACTACATCTGATAAGGATAGTTCATTAGCCCATCCTGGCGGCATACTCATAATTTATCTGATTTAATTTCAACGCTTAATTTGGGTAGTACGCGGTCGGTTATTTTTATCCATTCGTAAACATCTATTACTTTAGGTGGTACGCTTCCAATAACTGGATATTGCGTTAAGGTATAATAAAGTAACGTTTCGTAAGTTTCAAGCCAAACAATTTCATCTTTAATTTGATGTGGAAACCAGGCAAAAGTACGCCTTACTTTTGTGTCGCCAATGCGATTAGTTTCGTTAGCTATTTTTGACTTAAATACCATTATACAAACATAGTTAAATATTTTTTATTATTCCCAAGCGTTTAAGGTATAGGGCTATGTACCGAGCAGGGTCAATTAGGTGATTGTTTTCATCTTCCGGGTCTTCTAAAACTATACCATAACGATCAACTTGCCTTGAATAGTTTTCCTGTTCATATTTTAAATTTAATGAACTTTCTGTATAAAATACTTTTATGTCATTAAGCAAATCTATTCCATCTAAAATTGATTTATTTGACGCGGGAACCGCATATACCCATCCTGCTTTTCTAAGGCTGGAAGTTTTTTCGGGCCGGTTGGTATCGCATACAATTTTACGTTTTTTTTCAATTCCGAATTTGTTAAAATACCACTTTACGAAACCTTCGTCCTTCTCATCAATTTGCGCTCTGTCGGTAACCGTTAATTTTTCTTTTAATTTACCTTCACTTAAATAATTGCGCTCATGTAAATATAAACAGCCGTCTATATATTTTGCATCCAATATACCCCAAGGATCGACCGACCCCCAATCGATACCGGTATAAATTTCCGTTATTAATGAATTGTAAAAATCGTCAGTAACCTCATTCCATTTAAATATCCGGTTTGGTTTTTCGCTCTTTATACCTAAACCATAGACAGCCCAATTAAAATCATTTCCCGATCCCTTTCGTTCATTCTCTTTACACCTTAACAACTCTTTTAGTTGCCCTTCAGTAAATAAAATAGGATTGTTTAACGCATCATATTCCTTTGCCTGGTGTTCACCTAAAACAATTCCAATGTGAGAATATTTTACAGTTTGATACGACAGTATTTTTTTACGCTGCTCTGGTGGGCAAAATGGGTTATCTTTAAAAGTGCTGTGGATGACTAAAGTACGAGGGTCTTTTTTTAATTCTTCAATCCAATGGGCTTGTTTAGGGTTCCAGTCAATAAAAACCATGTCTGTAGTACGCATGTCTAATTGATCGAAAGTATCTTTACTGATTTTGTAAGGTTCGTTAAACCAGATTACTTCTCCCTGGTAGCCATGTACTTTATTTACATCATCGGTTCCGCAAACCTCGATA